ACAAATATCTGTTAGAAATTTAATAGTATCTTCTTGATATACTAAATATCCATAATTATCTTTTAATAGGTCATCTAACTGTTCGGAAGGATTTATATTAAGTTCTTTTTTAATTAATCTATCTCTATATGATTTACCAGATGGGCGTAGTGCGGCATTCACCAAAGACATATCATTAATAAATCGAGGTTTAAAATCTTTAAGTAATGAAAATGCATAATCCCCCTCAAATTGGAAAACTCCCACACTCGAAGTAATCATATTATCCCAAACTTTATTATCATTCCAATCAATTTCGTGTGCTTTAAGATAATGAGAACCAATAGATTTGTATACATCTTTCATTATTCCAACAGTTTTTAATCCTAATATATCGAATTTTACAAAATTTACAGAGTCAACTGCTTTCATAGAACATATTGATATTGGGTGAGATTCATCACCATCTTTATAATAGACACCTAGATTATCAGCAAGTGTAATTGGAGAACCTATAATACCTGCTGGATGAGTACCTTTTGCTATAATAGTTCCTTTTAAACCATCAAAATAATAAAATAAATCCTTATTATTATCTTTTAGATTTTGAAATTCTTTCTTTAAATTATTAGCTCTGGTAAGTGCTTTATTGTTTCTTATTCTATTACAATAAACTTCATGATAATCAAAATCTACAGATTTAGCATCCACTTCATCTAATTCTTCTAAGTTTACTTCTTCTTGAATGATCTTAAGATATTCATCAAATAACTTATCAAATTGATTTTTAATATCCATTACTATATCTAAGTTTTCGTATTTTAAACCTTTAGCCAATACATCAATTGTTCCTCTGTCTCTCAATGTTGAGAATGCTGATATATATGCCGTTTTTTCTGGAGTAAATCTTTTTATTATATACTCATAAACTTTAACGCGATCCTCTGGAGCAAAATCTATGTCAATATCTGCAAGAGAAACCCTATCCGCATTACAAAATCTTGAAAAAACAGTGTTCCATCTAATAGGATCTACATCAGTGATGTCTGTAATGAATGCGATTTCACTACCACCAACAGAACCACGACAAAAACCATATGGTATATCATTTTCATTACAATAGTCAACTAATTCTGACATAAACATCATAAAACTTTCCATATTTTGTTTTTTCATTGCATTAAATTCTTCTGAAATTTTAATCTTGTATTCATTAAGTTTAGATAACTCAATTATATTATTTTCTTTTTTATTCTGAAACTTTTTCGCTATAGTCTTCTTCCAAATATCTCCTGCATTATCACCATAAAGATTAGGATACTTAAATGATTTATCTAATTTAAACTCCTCTACCATATCGGCAAGTTTATTTGTATTTTGTATAGCATCCATCCATACTTCTTCTGGTAATGCTTTTTGGTTTTTAAAGCATTCTATTAACTCATCTAAACTCTTCCATATTAAATCAAATGCGTCTTCTTCTCCATAAAAACTATCTTTTGATATTTGAAGGATCTTTCTACATTCTTCTTTATATTTAGAAGATGAATGAGTATCTGTACCTGCTATCAAAGGGATATTATACTCTTTACTCCAATCCCATAATAATTTATTATATTCTATTTGATTAATATCTTTGTGATACTGAATCTCTAAAAAACATCTATGACTATTTTTAGACATCCATTCCAAAAATTTTTTAACATAATCATCTTCATCATTTTTCTTTTTCCATAACATTGATGCCAAACAAGCAGTTGTGACTATAATATTATCACTTGTATTCATCAATTCTTCGAGAGATATTCTAGGATTATAATACATATGTCTATCAGTTTTATCTTCTAGTTTTCCCTTGGATGTTGATTTAGAGTTCAATGAATTCAATTCTAATACTCCGTCATAATTCCTAGCATACAAACCAATATGATATCCTCTTTCATCTGCTTCAAACTTGGTGCATAGATATGATTCAATGCCATGTATGTATTTAATTCCTGCTTTATCACAATCTTGCTTCTTTTTTATCCAATCGTACATACCCCCATGATTTGAGAATGCAATTGCTTTCATTCCTTGTTTCTTTGCTAGTTTTATATATTCCTTATAATGAGAACAAGAATCTGCGTACCCATTACAATTACTTGTATCTTCATGTAAATGATATACTATATAATTATCCATATTAATCCTCCTTATTAATCTAATAATCCTTCAAGCCAAGTTAAATCCTCATCATCAACTTTATTACCTACGTCTTTATTTTTAAACATATCTAGCTTTTCAAGATATTCTTTATATGGAGCATGTATTTTGGATGAATACCCATTTAAATTTGCTAAGAAATAACTTTCTGTATCTGTAACATCTTGCCACCATATTTTATTATCTAATGTATTCTTATAATCACTATGCTTTATTTTAATTTCTTCTACAGTTTTAATAATATCTTCAAGTAATTCTTGGATAGATTCATTATCTAAAGATATTTCAACATAACAATCTTTAACTACAAATTTACTCTTAACATCATCTGGCAAACAATCTATGGAATTATCTATTAATATTTTATTAAGATAATCATCAATTTCTTCTTCTGTAAATTTGCTATCTGATTTCTTAAGCCACATTTTAACACTTGATGATAAACTACTACCAATGGAATTTCTTTCAATAATACGACTTTTAACTTTTTCATTAGCTTGCATACATTCGACTTCAACATATTTTAGAAACGCCCATCTAGTTATAATCTGATCCATTGGTATGTTTAGTTTTTGACTGATTCCATATGAATAAAGGAGTAATTGACCTTTTTCCTTATCTATTTTTTTACCTTTATATATGCTCGATGTTTTCCAATCTGTAACAAACAATACATCTTTATCATTTATTTTTTCCATATGTATAGCATCAATATAAGCTTGAATTAATATATTATTTATCTTTATTGGAACAAATACTTCAAGTTTTAATTTGTGAGGTATGCGTTGATGATTTTTAAAGAAATGTCTTAAACATGCTTCATATTTATTTCCTATTTTTTTATTTTTGTCTTCATCGCTTCTATCATATTTTAAACCACCAATAGTAAATTCAAATAGTTTCTCTTCAAATTTTTCTAGCATATCTGAATATGATATCTCGTTACTATAATATTTTTCTAATATATCATGGACTGCATTCCCAAATACCCCATAAATGGAATCATGCCTATCTTCTGGTATTTTAAGAATGTATTTTAAGAAGAAAGTATAAGTGTCTCCTTTGTATTGATTGTATTTTGACCAAGAATATATTTCATCACAATCTAATTTATTAGCTATTAATTGAATTTCTTCAAATTGTTTTCTCAAGTCTTTTATCCCTCTCTTTAATATATTTCTTATGTTCTGTTTCATCGTATGCAACTCTATATTTTAATAGATACCTATAGACTTTTTCTGGCTTGTCTGCCGGACTTTCTTTTTCTTCAAGTAATCCATATTTATCGAATATATATGATATTGTACGGATTCCATAGAATTTTTCACACATACTCCTAACATGATATAAAGAAACATCTTTGTCCATACAAATTACTATTTCTGTATTGAGAGAAATTAGTATTTTGACTTGTTCATCGGATATATCGTGTGATCCTATAGATACTCCCGTACCATCCTTCCTACTATGTCTTTTTAAGGTCGATTTTTCCGATTCGAACACAACTACTAGATTTTCTTTTTGAATTGTTTCATAATTTTCCTGTAATCCATAAATATTTATTGATTTTGGAAACTTTTTTAAAGGAAAATATTTTGGAATATCTAACATTTTCCACTCAGAAATAGTGGTTCTTCCTATAATTCCAACAAAATCATTTTCATCTCCGCACCACCAACGCCAAGGAATTATTATTCTCTTCTTCTCAGCACTATATCCTATTTTAAATTTAGTACAGGTGAAAGGAAGAATTCCATCTGTTCTTATCCAATCAATATGGGGCAATGAAATATATTCCTTAATGATATCACTGTCGTATAGTTCAATGTCATCTAAATTAGTAACGCATTTTTTCTTTTTAACCTTTTTGAATACATTCAATGGATCGTTTTTTACTGTAATTGTTTTATGTATTGTTTGTGAAATAAAAGGTATCCCTAATACATTGTGTAAAAATTTTAAAGAATCTATGAAAGATAATTTCATATTAAATCCAACGAGAGTGATTAAGTCTGCATAATTATCAATACACATAGTCCTCGTATAATTAACGCATTTAAGATTTTCATCGTTGTATATAATTATAGCAGTTTTATTATCACCATCTTTATTTGCACAAGTATAATAACCTTTATTATGATATTGAATATGATGACATTGAATTTTTTCAAGAATAAATTCAATCTTAGAATTTTCAAATATGAATTTCTTGATTTCAATAATTGTCATAATACATCACCATTATCATTTCAATTTAAATATTTTAGCAATATATTTACTTACAAATGCTTCAATATCAATATTATCATATTTATTTATTAATTCATCATGCCGTCTAGAGTATTCTGCGAACAAATATAGTTCTGCTATTTCCCTGATTTTTATTGCTTCTTCTATATTACTAAAATATCCTAAATGATATCTTGTATTTCTATAATTTATCTGAGATGTCCATAAGGAAGAGTTTTTATTCCATTTAACACCCTTTGCGCCAGATGTATTGTCTTTTCTAAGTTTGGCATTTTGTGCATTTTGTAATTCATCAACTTCTCTTAAATTAAATCTTCTATTATCTATAGGTTTACCATTTATATGATCTACCCAAATTTTATTTAAAATAAATGTATGTAATTTCAAAGATGGGGTTACTCTGTTTGTTCTTACATAACCGATCTTATCAATATACCAACAATAATCTTTTATTAAATCATAATCTTCTAAATCAAAATAAAATTCTTCTCCTTTCGTTGTATACCCTATACCATATTCTCCTGATAAGTCATATGTATTATATTTTGTATTTCTTTTTGACGTTAATTCTTTTGATAAACACCCACATGATTTTGTAAATCCCCCTCCTATCAAACTATTTCCTCTTATACTGAATTCTGTTTGATTTTCGCAATTACATCTCACATTCCAATATTTATTGTATTTATTATCAATATGAGAAAATTCTAAAACTGTGAGCCTACCAAATGTTTTACCTTTTAAATCTACAAATTTACTAACTTTAATCACTCCTCAAAAGTCCATTGGGATATTAGTAATTCCAAGTTCTTTATAAGTATTTCTTGAATAATCATTTTCTGCTATAATTTGGAATTCATCTGTACTTCCAAATCTATTCTTCGTAACAAAAGTAATAGTGTAATGCTTTCCTTTTTCGAGTTTAAATGGTATACGTGTTAATTTATTTTTCCCTTCTAATCTAAAACATTTTAGTTCATTTTTACCTCCTTCAAACTCATCATCAAAAGGTTTTCTAATCATTAAATTTGTAGATGCGACATCTACTATGTTTTTTGCAAGTCCAATATTATCATTAGTATAATGTCTCTGTTTTGTACTACTTTTGCCAAGTTGATACGTAATCCAAATATGAACATTTTTTCCTGCTGGTTTAATACAATCATAAATTACTACACTATCTTTTGTCATTTCTGTCCAAATTTGATCCGTTGAATTTATATCTGTACTTGCCTTCATAGTATCTAATATAAATTTTGTGCATCCTAATGAGTGATATTTCTTAATTGTTTTAATTGCTAATGATG